CTGTTCATTTCTGCAATTAGGTCACGTTCGAAGTCGTCGTTAACGTCTTCGATACCTGTAAACGCGGTAAGCAAACGCCATGCAGTCATAAGCGCAGAATAGTTATCTACCATCCGATCGGCGCCCTTATCGTTATCCTGCGCACGGTTGTAAGCTCTGCACTTCTGCTGTGCTATCTCATAGTTTTCTTGCACCGTTTTACGGCCCAACTTCGCTAACCATTCCATCCATTCATACATGGGGAACTTCGGTAGGCTCTCGTTAAGCATGGGGCCTTTACGGTTGCTTAAATCGGTGCGCACGGTTTTACCCGTCAAACTTTCTACCGGCACGTCTTCACCTGCGAGTAATACAGGCGCGGCGATAAGGAACGGGGTTTGTGCACTGCCACGGGTTGTTTCGGTGTAGTTGTAGCTTTCTTGCAGTAATGAGACGGCTCGTGCAATAACGTCTGCTTTTTTGGCGCTCAGTTCTTCCCAGCCTACGGGGTGGCTAGTACCCGATACCGACGTCATTAGTCGGTACTCGGTACCAATACTTTGACCACTTAGAATTTTCATGCCTGTGGTACGTGACAGGCGCTTAAGTAACGTTGATTTACCGCTGGCCTTGCCTGCTTGCATTATAAAATGCGGCCAAAAACCTAGATAAAGTTTCAATTGTGCGCCAACTATCCACACCAGGGCTCTGGCTGCAGCGTTGTCCTTGAATGTTTCCTGATAGGCTTCGACCACTTGCCCAGCATGCCCACGCATACCACGAGGAAACGCAAAATTGTGATACGGGCTTTGCTGTGCAGGTTCAGTAAAAAAGCAATCTTTGCCTTCGTTTACTTTTGGCTTTCCTGCTAGGTAGCACAGGCCTACAAAGTTGGCCGCTTGCACACTGCCTATACCAATGGTGCGTTCGAATATGTTCAGCATGCGAGAAAACGCACGAGGGTTATAAATAGGGCCGCTTTTACGCCAGGTGTCTAAGTTGTGCAGCTGCTCGTCGTTCATTACTCTGCGCTGCAGCGCTTCATCGTGTCTGGCCGTTTGATACATGGCAACAAATTGTACGTGAGGGCTGTCGTCATGCTCCCCAGTAGTCGTTGCACTTGCACTGGCTATTTCAACACGGCTTAAGCCTGCGACTCTAAAGCCTGCCACATCAACAAATTCTAGTTTCTCTTGGCCGTCGTCGTCTCTCGACATTTTAGCCATGCTGGTAAAGTCGTCTTTAACACGATATTTCCAGTACTGCTGGTAGTCGTGAGTTGGCAACCATAAACGAGGCTTGTGCGGTTTATCTTCACTGTTGCCGGCTAAGCCTGGTATTAACCACGGCTCACGCTTTTTAAATGGCTCTTTACTTTGCGAGTCTTTATAAATGTCGTTGGCATCTTGCCCGTATTCCCATTCGCTACGGTCGACAAAAAAGCAAGGCACCCCCGCTGCAAGGCACCCTTCGTGAATGCGCCACTCGGCCTCTGCAGAATAACAACGGTCGGGTCCGGTGGGGTTTCTTTTATCTGGCTTAGGTTCGTCCTTGTCGTAACAACATATTACGGTTTTACCCAAGAATAGCTGCCAGTTCACTTGTACTTGGGTTCCTCTTAGCGCCACGGCACAGGTGGTAGGGTCGCTGCTAAACGCCGCTTCAATACTTAATGCATCTAACGGGCCTTCAACAACATAAACGGTTTTCGCTTGGCGAAGAGCTCGAGGGTCTAGCATCCAAAACACGCCATTCTTTTGGCCTAATGATTTGGTTTTCATGCCGCCGTTTAGCTCGGGCACATAGTAGCGATAGTCAACAGCTGCTAGCATTTTGGTATTAGGCTGATACGTAATAAAGCTAACCGCTTCGCCGCCCCAGTGCGGTTCACCTTGGGCAACGTTCGGGTTGGTGTAGTTTGTCCAGCCTAACGTTTTCTGTTTAATACCTTCAGTAATGATGTGATCGGGAATGCCACGTTCATTTTTTAGGTAAACTCTGCAGCGCTCTTGGTCTTCTAGGCTTTTTCCAGCGATGTATGACAGCTTAGCCATGTCGTCGGTGGCTTCTTCGATTTCTTCAGGCAGCGTTAAAAACGGTAGAAAATACAGTTGATGCAGTTTTTTATTTGCCGCTGGGTAGTCTACGTCGAATACCCACATAGCTAAGTCGATGATGTTGCCGCCGTTCTGATTATCGCGGTCGCGCCATACATCGAATTTAACACCTATGCTAATTTCTGGCCGTTCTGCGTGGGCGCGTTTCCACAGCTGCTGTTCTCCGTTGTCGCTCACTTTAGTGAGGCCCATACGCTCGGCAGCGTTTGGCAGAGTAATACGTTCTCTCAACTGATCTAACGTCAGCATTGCTTACCTCGTTTTTTTAATTAAGTGGTGACGGCGTTTCTAAGCGACGGGCAAGCTTCAATACACCCGTTATAACAATGAGCTCCGCGAACTTTTCGATGATTTCCGTGTTATTAACTATGAAATCGCTTAGCGCTTCGGAATTAGGCAGTAATTCGCACCACTCCCCTTCAGACTTGTTTTTCAGCATTTTCAACTGCTGCGACAACTCCGCTTCGGTCGCAGCAATTTGCTCTTCTAACTGTTGCAAATAGTGTTGTGTAAAAGGGTTGTTGTTAGACATGTTGCTTAGCACCCAACCTTTAGCCATTCGCTCACAGTGCGAGTACTCGCGCCTGCATGCATAATTTGCTGAATCGCTTCTACGTTATGTTTTTCAGTGACCAGGCCTGTGTAGCTTTTCTGCATATCCCATTTGCCGGCGCATTTGTCTTCACAATTCACTGTGGCTAAATACACAGGCCCCATGCCAGGCATTTGCAATGGGAAGTAATTTACCCTGGCAAACGTGGTGCGCAGGTTCTTAAGCTGGTTGTATATGTAATTACTGCTCATGGTGAATAAGTCCTTGGCTGCGCTGGTTTTCTAAAAACTTGTCTTCTTGCTCACGTCGCTTGGCATCGGCCAGCAACCGTTCACGCTGACTCGCAATTTCTTCGCGCAGTGGCTTAAACGCTTTTTTCACGAAAATCATAGGGCTGCCTCCTGCATGCTTTTGCGCATGTCGTCTCGACTGGGCTGTGTATAAACTTGGGTGGTCGTAATGTGCTCGTGACCTAGCACCTCCTGCACTTCACGCAGCGCAGCGCCGGTTGATGCATTCTGTAAACGGCGAACTGCCCACGTGTGGCGAAGCCAATGGGGTGACGCTTTTACGATGCCGGCAACATTACACCAGTGCGTCATACGCTCCTGATAACTGCGAATACTCATGCGCTGGCGACGTCTAGATAGAATTAGCGCTGTATCGTCGTACGCTTTTTCAGGTGCTGCAGCAATCATGCGCTTGCGAATTTTTAGTAGCGCTTCAAGAGCACGACGGGCCGCGTCGACAAGGTAAATTTCTTGCTTCTTATTTAAGCCGCGCTTGTTGCCTTGTTTACCCCCTTTTTGCATGTGTGAGGCAATGTGCAGGTAGCCTTTATCTAGCGCTAGCAGCGCGTCGTTTACGTTAAGCAAATGCACCGTTTCAACACGACGAGCCGTGTAGCGCATTAATAGCATCCAGTTAAGGTCGCGCTCTGCTTCAATGTCTTTAAATTTACGGATGGTGCTAAACAGCACTTTTTCTTCTTCACGGGTGAAACTCTTAACTTCAGCCATGCGCACGCTCCTTTTGCTGTTGCTTTGCCAGTAAACGTTCTGCTAATTCATCGCCAAAAAATAAACCTAATGCACCAGGCTTAAGGGCAATAGTTTGATTGGCACCACAGTTCGTGCTTACTGAACGAATGCCAGCCTTGCGCAATGCGGTTGGAATGTTGGTTTCGTTACTCATGGGGCAACTCCATTTTCAACATGCCAGCATTGATGCGCACAATTTCGTGCAACCCTTTTTGTTGACGCTCGTTAAGCTCTGCGTATTGCAGATTGAGCAGCGCTTTAAGCATGGTTTCTTGAACCTGAAGCTGCATTTTTTGGCGTTTAATAATGAGCTGCAGTTGAAGTGGTGACATTTCGCCTTGCTCTCGTTGTGGCGCATCAGCTGCAGGAACAGGTAACATTTCAACGTTTGAATGAGCCATGGTCAGCCTCCGCTTTGTTTTGAAGCACAATTTGCATTTTGAACCAGTGAGCAACTTTGATATTGCCAGCTCTGGTAATGCTGTTGAGCTCGGTTGGGGTGATTACGTCATCTTCGATTGCGTCGTAAATGGTTTGGCAGGTCTGCCCTACAGACGCTTGCCACGAACAAAACTGGTCGAGTAATTTCCCTTCTGTTTTAGGGCTGGCATCAACCGGCACAGCAACGAAACCCAACATGGCGTTAATCTGATAAAGCAGCGAATAACATTGGGTGGTAGCCATCATTTCAATAGCGTCGATTAGTCCTAGCTTATAAGTGGGTAAATTAGGGTTGAGTTCGTTGCGTACTGTATTCGCCGTCTTACCCAATGCGCATGCAAACACCTCTGCAGCGTGTGGGTGGCTTTTGAGTAGCAGGTGCGCAGAATGCAAAACTGCGTTATAATTCCTCGGACTTTGCATTAGATCATCCTCATGGTTATGCATTGTTAGTTCCTGCCATGGGCACCTGGTCCGTGCTCGTGGCAATCACCTCTTCTTCGCTTGTACTAAGCAAATTCAGTTCATCGTCTACCTTCTCGGGGTTAAATGCGTGAAATAACGCTGTGAAGTCGTTTAGTGAAATGGATTTAACGAACGCAATGCAGCCATCAAACATAAAGAACATTGACGCTTTAATTACATCGCCATCAGGCAAACTCACTTTAAAATTTCTAATTCTTAGCGACGAGCCGTAGGCCATTTGATAACGGCCAGAATCCATACACGTTATGCTGTAACCGTTGTTGTCTTTGTCCACGACGGCATTGCAAGAAAGTCTGACTCTCAGCTGGCCTTTGTCGGCATGTGAATTTTTAGACTTTTCTCTTACAGCCGAATTAGCGGGTGTGTGCTTTACTTCAGTTAATGAAGGCATGCAGATTACTCCTGAATTGCAGCTGAAGTCGGGGCTTCAAAATTACGAATACCTGCCTCGACAGCCAACGCAATGATTTGCGAGTTAGAGCGCTTTTCACGCTTAGCGGCCGCCTTGATACGTTTTTCTAATTCAGCACTGGGGCGAAAACACATAGGTTTGTTTTTTACGCTAGACACTGCGAAATCCTCTTTTTTGAGTTAGTATGTTTACAAATGAATACATTGTTATTATAGGTTCAATATTTGGGATTTGAATTCATTTATTGGGATTTTTAATACCGATTTTGAATAAGACTATGAATTATCCAAACGAAAAAGAATTTACGCCGCGTCTTGAATGGGTGTTGGCTGACAGAAAAATAACGCCGTGGGCTAAAAAATTGGGCTTATCATCGGGTACGGCAGCACGACTATTAAGTAACGTTGTGCCAGGTACCGACATTCTGACGGCTATCATGCGCACTGAGCATGTAAACCTGAATTGGTTGCTGGAAGGGAAAGGTTCGCCGTTTATGTTAGATAGCTATACGAATGCAGACGCCTTCGAAAATATGTTATCTATTCACGCACAAGACGCCCAATACACTGCATATCTATCCGTTGATATGCAAAGCAGTATGGCTTCTGTTGTGTTAGTACAGCCAGCCACGTTCGAATTCAAAAACAAGTCAATTGAATATCAGCAGATAGAAACACTCTATGGTCCGTGCAGAAACCCGTTGGCATTATCCGAGGCATTAAAAGGGTGTGACATTCACAGTTTCAGTTTAACGCAACTTGATGCAATGGCATTTAGCCGTGGTCAGTTCGGTACCTATAAGCTACTGGGCGACGACAAGCACAAGGGATTGGTAAGTAAGTCTGGCGTAGACCTAATGGTGCAGGATGGTAAGAGTGTTTATTTTACTGACGTTAAACGTTGGGAATGTGACAATAAAACATCTATGGAATGTCTTAATGCCAAAAACTACACTTTTACCATTGACGATAAATTGGAAGTACTCAATATGGTGATCATGTACGCCGAAGAGCATCATATTGCAGATAAACTGGATAAAGCCACGAAAATGGAAGTGGTAGAAACGCTGGAAGAAATGCATAAGCCCGCATCTGAAATTACTCCCACTGAAATAGAGTTCGCGCTGCGGGCCAGTGTTCACTAAGCTCGTTTTTGTGGCCGTTGCCCAAACCACCAAAAGAATATAGTGGTGGCGATGTACGCCACCATTCGCCAAATCTCCATTGCGGCAGCTAAACGAACGTCTTCACCCAGTCCGTCGACTGATTCAACCAGCGCATTGGCTTCTACCAAAATAATAGTAATTGCAACAGCTACGTAAACCGTTAATGAAGGTCGTACTAGCCCCCGTATCACATCAACTACACCAAGTAGGCCAATAATCCACGTTGGAGCACCGTTCTCTGGCATGTATTGGCGCTTGTCGTGTTCGTAGCTTACGGTTTGCATGGCATAAGCGTTGCTGTCAGCTTGGGCGCTGGCTTCTTGCTGAAGAATACGCAGATTCGCGGTAGATTCTAGTTCTACCATCTTAGCGTCGTGTGCCAAGCGCACATTCTCTTGTTCAATATCCAATGCCCGGGTTTTGTATTGAAACAAGCTTTGCACTGCAGAGCCTAAAATACCCGTTGCACCACCACCCGCTACCGCCATTAATGCGTCACTTATCCACTCAATCATGCTGTTTCTCCCAAGCATTGATAATTGTTATGCGTGCTGGTTTGCCAGCAAGAATGTTGTTGAAATCGCCTATTGCTCTACGTGTATCAAAAATAGCGCGTTGGTTTTGGTAGGTACCGACGCGGTAACCCATTAATACACAGCCTAGAACGCTGGTTTTAAAGCCTTTCTCTTTGTTGCCGGCAAACGTGCCAGCGTGGGCGAGAATACCGCTTCGTTCTGGCACATCTTCAATAAGGTAAAGGTGTGAGCGCCCACCAATTGGTTTACGGGTTTTCACCAAACGTATTGAGTAAGAGCCTGCTGGAATGCAGCTAAGATTGGGTAAGTTCTTGCGCCAGGGCAATTCAAGGGTGTGTGCAGACCATGGGCCAATAAAGATGTTGCCTGGTGTACCTTGGTCGTCGGTCTTGTGCCGTATTAGCTGAATATTCAAAATTTCAACTCTACTTTGACCAGGCGATCGTTAATGTCTTTGTTCACCAGCTGCTGTTCACGCATCTGCGTTTTGACTTCTTCAAACTGTCGGCGCCATATTTCTTGATCACGTGCAGCGTCTTCGGTGGTATAGCGTTTTTGGTTAACCAGGTTAAAAGTTGTGATAATTGGCCCGATGCTAGCTTTAAGCTCGGCCATTTGAATATTGAGTTTTTTAACTTCTTCCTGCAGCTGATTGTCATTCGACTGAATATCTTCAAACACAAAGTTACTCAGGAAAATTAATAACGACAGTATTAACGTTCCCGAGTTGTGATAGAACCAATTCGTTGGCCCTGTTTTGTCTATGTCTGCCATTATCTTACCTGTTCAACTAAAATAGAAGTTAACAGGTTGCATTTTGACAATTGAACACGCGCAGTGTTAGGGCAATAGTGCTGTCTATTTCATCTTCATAGATGTATCTACATCACGGCCCCGCCCCCAATCAATATGCTTTATCCCTCTTGCTTTTGCCCACTGACGAATAGCGACTTTTATAGGCGGCGATAGGTTACCG